TTCAACTCTTTTGAGTATTTCTGTTTTTCGAGCTTCAGTTAGTACTCGTCTATCATAGTCGCCTGCTCGAGCAAGTGGTGTCTCGCTGCCCTGTGGAGCAACGTTTGCAGCCGCCCTAGGCTTGGATCGATTTTCTTCGATTCTTCGATCCTGAGAGTTGTAGTTATCATCAACAAGGCCAGAAGCACGAATCATTTCATACGCAGTGTACCCTTGATCATAACTATCTTTATTAGCGAGTATAGATCGGTACAATGATGGTTTAACGAGTGCGAGCTTCTCAAGGTTGTCTCTTGTGACAACAGTATCGAAGTCAGTGAACTGAGTCTTGAGTTTGAATTCAGCTTGTTCAAGGGCTGTCCGTTGAGCGATCTCTTGAAATTGCTGCCGCGTTTCTTTTAGTTCTTTTTTGACGGCTCTGAGTTGGCGTTTATACTGCTTGCCTTCAACATATGAATCGTCACTAATATCAATATCATCGTCATCCTCTACTAACTGTATCTTTTGTGACGGTTGATTTTGGTTCATGTTCTGAGACATGATACGTTCCATCTCTTGGAGACGGGTTTCAGCTGCTTGTGCTCTATCACGCATGAGGCGCCAATTCTGGTCACCTTTTGATTCTCTTTGTATCTGCTCTGGGGCCGGTGCTATTTGTTCTACTTCTTGAGCATAATTAGCGCCATGTTGGTTAAGTTCTGCATTCGTTTCTGGCGTCATGCCATTATTTTCATCAAACATACTACTTCCTCTTTATGAAACTACTTCCTGAATCTTTATTACTGCATCGATCTTCTCGCCATTCTCTTTTTTAACCCAGTTGAGTAATTCTCCTGACTCCATCAATAGGGTAAACTTTGCCAGGTCACTACATTCTTTATCGAGAAGGTACTTTGGTGCATTGCGAATAATATGATAGTAGAGAACAGAATCGGGAATCGTCCACATAAATTCTAGAGAACCTGAAAGAGCGTGCGATTTCCACACAGACTGCTTATAGACGGGTGTAGGACATGATCTGCGTGCAAAAACTCGAACGCGGGGTGTATCACCCATGCGATCTTTGTTTATGAGCATAACGACATAGAAATCACGATTCTTATAAATATCGACTAGTTTTGCTTTTTCAACGACTTCGTAGACATCTTTCATGATGTCAGTACCCGCCTGACGACCGTACTCTGCGACATCATCTTCTACATCAATATTCTTATCCCAATGGGCAATAAGATTTTGTCCATAGGTCTTCTTTGTAATCATTACTACTCCTTTAGAATCGATAGTAATGGCATTTATTACTAACATGCAAGAATAGTATATATAGGTCATTTTATATTCGGGTAGTTAACCCGAAAGAACCCGACAAGTAGATTCTACTTAGAATCTACTTGTGCATATAATTTTAATGAAGATGACTTAAGATATATCGCAAACAAAACGGCCCTACAAATTTCTTTGTAGGGCCATTAAAGAAGAAGGGGATGAAGGTCATTTTCTGCGCTTGTGCGCTTTTTTCTTTTTCTTCCTGGACTGCCCGGACTCGCTCAAGGAAATCGCAATTGCTTGCTTAGGATTCGTTACAATTGGTCCTTTTTTAGAACCCGAGTGCAACTTTCCCTCTTTCCACTTGTGCATTTCTTCTTTCATGCGCTTTTTCTTTGCCTTTTTAGGCGCAGATTTCTTGAGTATTGGCATGTTACTTCCTGCACTTGCAAGACATTTTATTGCACTTTCTGCACTTCATAGTATTCCTTCTAATGTTATTGAGCAGTTGAAGAGTCTCGGAACCACTCTCTAACCATTTTAGGTGTAGGTTTTTCGTTCTTCTGTTGTTTATCTTTAGGAGTCTTTAATATCTTGTAGGCTATTTTCATAGCTACAGGATTAGGACGAGGGCATCCAGGCATTGGTTCTCCTTAATATTTTTTCGATCTCATTTCCCTACGGAAGTCACGGCCATCTTCATGAAGTTGCTTTTCAACCCCATCATAAAGATCATCAACCATATGCATAGCTGAGTCATATCCTGTTGGATAGTATTTATCCATAACGTGTGTAGGTAGCATGCATGGTGCACTTGGATCATCATTGATCATAGCGCCTTTATGACGACCTACTTGGTGAGTGCCATGAAGGTGTGGATGATCACCAGGACGAGCACCTGATTTTTTATGTTCGTGGTGACGTTTTTTTTTCATTATGAATCCTCATAGTAACTGTCTGATTTTCACCAGACAAGGTTTGTATAAACCTCTTACTAACTATTAGCAGAGGGCGGATTGACAGGCTTAACTGACTCAGCAAGAGCCACTAGCTTCTCAACCAGTTGTACAAAAGAATCTATATTTTGAGCTGTAACATTTGCTGCTATAGACTCAATCAAACTTAACAATTCCATCTTATCCTCCACTTACATTATTTTGCGCGGGAGCCGCTTTTTCTTCACTGCTTGGCATTGTGGCTGCACTTCGTGCTTCTTGAATCGCTTCATCTTGTCGTGATTGATCTTTGATAGCATGCTGCATATCCATCAACTGCCTGAGTTGATCTATATCCATCATGTCCATCTCTTTGAGCACTTTGACAAGATTGAGAAGGGTAACTGCATGATCTTTTTCAGCTTCCGCCCTACGCTCAACAGCCAATGCTTGATTCTCTTGGACTCGACTATATCGTTCAACGCCCAGTCCTTCATCAGCAATGGCTCTTTTATTAGCAAGATTAGTTCGAGCTGCTTGTTCTTCCATAGCTGCTTGCATTTGCACCTGTTGCATTTGCTGCGCCTGTTGTTGGCTTTTTTTCATCATTTCGATGATGCGTGATTTGTTCTGTATAGTGCAGGCTTCAATAAGGGCTTCATCAGGTAAAGGAACACCCATTTCTTTAAGTTGCATCAGTTGTGCAAATTCCATCTGCTTCTGTGATTCAGTATCGAAACCAGCTTCTACCATACAATGATACTTACCGAAGGCTTTATTATAGAATAATGGTGCTGGTTCTTGGCCCTCAAGAAGGCTTTTAATTTTTCCTGGCGTATAATTCATGCGAACCACTCGCATAATCAATTCACCTAGTAACTTTTGAGAGAAGTCGAGTCTATCAAACAACGGTTGCAATGTTGTTAGTCCAGCTCCCTGACGTAATGCAGACAAAATACCTGCTTTATCATCGATAGCTGAGCCCATAAGTTCTTCATTGATACCTGATACGAGGTTAAGTTCCTTCGAAAAAGTATCTTGTAACTGAAAAAATGATGGTGGTATCTGTGGTGGTACAATCGGTTGGATATCGGTGATCTGTGCTTCGTCCTTAACGGCAATTATACGACCTTGACCTGTTTGGAATAGATGTTTGACATCAACAGGGGCATTTTCCTTGAATATATAGCCAGAGTTTAACTGTGATTCAAGTAAATCGGCCGATAATATAATCCTTCTATTAAGAAGAATCTGTGGATCTCTCAAACTTCTACAAATCCCCTGTATTCGACTATAGAAATAGGGCATCATCGAATTATAGTAGCCAAGAACTGGTACAAAAGGATAAAAATCAATGCCCAAGACATTTGGTCCATCATAGAAAACTTTATCCTGTATCATGATAGCCATACGAACAGTTGGGATTTCTTGCTCAACAATAGCTACCTGAGGATAATGCGCTAAGAATGTCTTTACATCGATATCGTCTTTATCACCAATATCAAGAGTCTCACCTGTCTGCTTATCGACAAGTAGTTTCTGCTTTCTGAAAGCTCTGTAATAATACTCGTCATATGCCAAACGATTTTGTTGCGTCTGACCATATGCCTCAGGCATGTATTGGAATCGACCGTCCCGACCAGTTCCCGTTGGGTTTCCTGGCAATGCCATAATAGCATCGTACTTATCAGGCATCAGGGCGGCTGCAGCCGCGTGGGATAGATAACTCCTACGCCATACAAAGTTGCAGTCTGAAAGATCAGTTTTTCTAAAGTAAGGATCTATGAAGAATGATGAGTATGCGCAGTTATCTATCTTAATGTCACCGTTTACGGGGTCATTATTATAGTCCATGTAGACATGTAACAAGTTCATACCAGTAATACAGGCACCTTGATGAAATGCTTCTGATATTGTCTCGTAGACGCCTTCTCGTTTATAGATACCAAGTAATATCTTGGTCCATTGGTCGGAGGTCTCGTTATCAGCATTCTCCAGGGGAACAGCGATCGTTGATTTTCTATTGCGGCGTTGGTAGCCGGATACCATGTTACAAAGTGGTCTTACTCTGTTAAAGTACCATGAACCGCGATTATTGTTGGGGAGTTGGTTGTTGAGATCGGCCATTAAAGAGGTGTCTCCAGCCTCTAGCCGTGTATCCAGTGTTGCCTCAGTCCAATAGGTCTGCCATATAGCTTGATTGGCCGTATAATCAGAGTCTATTTTTCTTTTTATGGCACTAAACTCGCCATCACCTAGATACTCAGGCGTTCTCATCAACATTACTACATCCTTTTGGACTACATATTACTCTCCATCAATCTTTCATATCCTAATTTAAAAAATACCTAGCACTCAAGTGTTACTTTTTCTATACTGTATTCGAATATTTACATATACCCGTACAGGGGATTTATTATCGTAAATTACACACGCCCACTAGCGTAGGTGAGTTGCCTACGCTCCCTTTTTCTACTATTCTAATATTCCGAAGATCTCATCATCATCGACTAACACCAGATTTCCATGGCCTATATCAGTTGCGGAGTACTTATCAAAGTAGACAACATCTCCACACTTGAAGTCCATAGGAATCAGTGAGCCATCCTTATTATGACGGCCTGGCCCGGTAGCCACGACAGTACCCGTCAGTAACTTTTCTTGGACTGCATCAGGTATAATAAGACCTGATGCAGTTTTGCTTTCAACTTCACCCTGTTTAATGAGTACACGACCACCCATTGGTTTAAACTTTGTCTCAAACATGTTTATTCTCCGTTTATATAGTCAACATGTAACCGAAATACCTATTCATCTTCAACGATAATATTTAGTCTCTTCTTAGTTTTTTCCCATAACTTATCCCCTTCTGTAGGAATTTTTATAGGCCATCCTTCTCTACGAATATTCTCTACGATCTTTTTAAGTATGGTATTTAATTCTTCGTCGTTAATTGCAATATCAGAAGCTCTATTGCATTCATCACAGGAGTTATCATGCTGATTAGAGAAAAGATGCTTAATTAGAGCTTTTTTATGGGGTTCCATTGAGTCTACATAATCACTTAATAGCTCTTTCATATTATTCCTTTGGTTTGCAATCTCCGATACAGTTCATAACAAATACATTCTCTGAATTACATCCTGGATCTGTTTTTAGTTGTGCATTCCACTCGCACGCATTAACTGGTTTTCTTGGTATTGAGTCTACGTAATCAATTAACAACTCTTTCATATTATTCCTTTTTATAGGTGCACCCTTCAACACATATGCATTCGGGCTCTAGTTTCACTTTTCTATCGCAATCATCACCACGATCACAGATTCCCCTATCAAACATGCCTTTACAATTCCAGCAGTTATTTCTTATGCGATGAATAATTTGGCACCCACTGAAATGAGCGCTTGGTTCTGGAGCCTCAGGTAATTCCATCCAGTGAGTTATATCTATTCCAGTATTCCAATAAATTTCATCTCCCATATAAGACTTATACATATATGCTACTTCCATTGGGGAATTATGATCATATTTTGCGTAGGGGTCTTTAAAAAATATCAAGACTGGTTGCTCCAAATCTGGCAATTTATCTTCAATACTAATCCATTTCATCTAGTATCCCATATCATCAATCATGGGCGTGCCGGCATCATTACTTTCTTGATTTGCTTATGAATTCTTTCATCTTTATCCTTGTACCACTCCTCTTTAGCCATCATCCTATATACAAAGTCTAGCCATTGATCGTCTCCCATCCGCGGATGAAGTTTTTTATATCGATCAGTGTAATGCAATAGCCCATACTCGCACATCTCGCAGAATAGAGGCTTTTTAGTAGTAAATATTTGACCCACATTTTTGATAATGAACTCTTCTGAGCACCCTTTGCGGTCACAAGTATATTGTATGTGCGTGCCATACTGTAGTTCATCTCTATGAAGTTGCTCTCTATTTTTAAATCCTTCATCACTCCAGTAGTCAGCTGTTTTGTATTCCCTCAACATCTCTTTAAGATACGCTATTTCTTCATGCAACTTAGTGTTTTCATCACGCAATGCAGAGTATTCATTTAGATTAGCTTGGTTAGGCGGTCCATATATCACGCCACTACGTATATTTCTATCTTTGGCATTCTCATGTAATAAATTCTCGATTGTCCCATCTTTATGCTGCAATATAAAATTCAGTCTTTTAACCTCTTCCTTAAGCAAGCTTGCTACAGCTGTCAACCGTTTTGCTTCAGCATCACAATGACATGTCAAATTCCATAAACTCATTACCGATCCTCCTCAATTAACTTTGCTATCAATTCAAATATTCCTACTATTAACAATACCGGGAGTGCCACGATAACTATCCCAAATACCAATAAACACCCCAACATGAATCTAACTATTGGGGTCAATGCTAGTATTAGTATGCCAATAAGTATCAGATACATAATGCTCATCAATACCACCTATATATATTCATCTTACGAGGCAACACATTATATCTATTTATATATTCTAGATAGTCTTTTGTTGCTATCATCTGACTATAATTTAATATTCGTGCCCCTATAAATTCGAATACATGTATCCATCGACGATTCATATAGTTCGTAATACCTATCTTGAATGATATAGAGCGCATAATTACCTCATATTGTTATACCGTGGATCAAAGAACCTCGGTAGATCAGGTGTTCCGTACAATGCCTCTGCTCTCTTGCGCTCAAACTCATGAGGATCCATTCCACGGCGCGTTTTATGCAACGCTAAGCACATATACCTCAAACAGTCCGCATAGTGGTTAGCCCACGATTTTACTGGCTTAGGTAGATACATCTGCTTTGCTTCATCCCACTCCTTACGATAGTTCTCTAACGCATTCACTAACGACCTACATTTGTCCTGGTCAATCCAGAACTTTCTAAAGTGAGTCCATACATTCTCAATGCCATCTATAATAGGGACTTGGTCAACAAGAGTGAAGTTAATACCCAACTGTCGTGCCTT